ATAGTAGTTTCTGGAGATAGCGTAATATTGCACGGTGACTTTGATGGTTTTGTGTATCGTCAAGAAAAAGGTAATAACTTTGATGGTAGTGATGTAACAGGTAAATATCGCTCTCCTGATTTCATAATGAATGATGCAGGCATCCGAAAGAGATTCCAAAGAGTGATTATTAACTATGCACCTGAAGGTGTTGTAAACGCTGACTTATTTGTAAGATACGATTATGAAGTTGGTAACGCGCCAAGACCTGCGGCATATCCATTCACCAGTAATACTGTAGTGGCTATATATGGCACTTCTACATACGGAACAGCCACTTATGGTGGTAACATAAATCCAATAATTAGACAACCAATTGAGGGTAGCGGATTTGCTATGGCGCTACGAGTTAATGACAGAGGAACGTCTGTTCCGTACTCTCTCAAAGGTTTTCAAATAGAATTTCAAGCTGACGCAAGGAGATAATTCATGGCAGGCTATACCAGACAGTCTACGTTTGCTGATGGCGACGTTATCCAAGCCGCAGATAGCAATGATGAATTTAATCAAATATTAGCGGCTTTTGTAAATACTTCTGGTCACAAACATGATGGAACAGCGGCGGAAGGACCAGTCATTGGTTTGATTGGCGACCCCGGCGTTGCCACTCCTCTTAATAAAATAGTCGTAGATAACGGTAATAACAGAATTGGTGTGTTTGTGGACGCGGGGGGTGCTGGCTCCACTGTAGAGCAACTCCGTTTTCAGGATGGTGCAATTGTACCAGTCACTAACAATGATATTGATTTAGGCACTAGTTCTTTAGAATTTAAAGATGCATTTTTTGATGGCACAGTAACCACAGATGCTTTAGTAGCTGGCACCGCTAATATTGATGGTGGCACAATAGACGGCGTTACGTTAGGCACTAATAGCGCCATCACTCAATTAGTTATAGACAATATTAATATTGACGGGTCTACAATAGGTCACACTAGTGATACCGACCTTCTTACATTAGCATCTGGAGTGCTGACTGTAGCTGGCGAAGTGTCCATGACCACCCTTGACATTGGGGGCACTAACGTTACTACAACTGCTACCGAACTTAATCTTATGGATGGTGATACATCTGCTGGAACAACAGCAGTCGCAGGGGGTGACGGTATTGTCACTAATGATGACGGCACCATGCGGCAGACAACAGTAGATACGTTTGATACATATCTTTCCGCTACAAGTAAGACACTCACTAACAAAACAATTGATGCTGATAACAACACAGTTTCAAATTTAGAGGTGGACAATCTTAAGTCTGGAGTCCTCGATACGGATTTATCCAGCGTTGTTGGAACAGATACTACACTTGCTTCTGCAAAAGCTATCAAGGCATACGTTGACGCACAAATACAAACTGAAGACACACTCGTAGAACTTAATGACACCGACATATCTTCTGAGGCAGCAGGTCATATACTTATTCATGACGGCAGTGACAGTTTTGACAATAAGCCTATATCAGGGGACATTACACTTGCAGCCAGCGGTGCTGTAACCATTGCTAACGGTGCTGTCGAGACCGCAATGGTTAACGCTAACGTTATTACAGGTCAAACTGCAGAAACATCTGTAGACTCAAGCAACGACTTAGTTTTATTATATGATAACGATGCAACAGCATTACGTAAAGTAACAGTAGGAAACTTGGTATCCGGAGTAGGTGGCGGCATATCAAACATAGTAGAGGATACGAGTCCTCAGCTTGGTGGTAACTTAGATACAAATAGTCACAATATACTTATTGATGATGCACACTTTATTGCTGATGATTCTTCTAATGAGTTTTTAATTTTTCAAAAAACAAGCTCTGCAGTAAATCAATTTGATGTGACAAACGCCGCTACAAGTGGCGCACCAAAGATATCTGCTACAGGTGATGATTCGAATATTGACTTTGACCTTGAAGCAAAAGGCACAGGACATGTGACAGTTCGTGGTAACAGCAACCCCGGTGCTATACAGTTTAATTGTGAAGTTAATAGTCACGGACAAATTGTTAAGGCACAACCACACTCTGCAAGTGTAACAAATGTGCTGACGTTACCACCGGGTGGAGACCAAGAAATAGTCGGTGCGTCAGCTACTCAAACTCTTACAAATAAAACAATAGACGCTAGTCAGCTTTCTGGCACGGTAGCTAACGCACGTCTTGATGCAGAGTTACAAGCTCTTGCTGGATTAACATCTGCCGCTGACAAAGGTATTCAATTTACAGGTTCTGGCACTGCAGCAGTATATGACTTAACAGCGGCAGGTAAAGCGTTGCTAGATGATGCAAATGCCTCTGCTCAAAGAACTACACTTGGATTAGGTACAGCAGCAGTTGCAGATACAGGCACGTCTGCAGGTAATGTTGTTGTACTTGATGGTTCTGCGAAACTACCAGCAGTAGATGGTTCTCAATTAACTAATATAACGGTCAGCGGGTTTGCTACTACAGCAGATGCAACGGCGTTAGCAATAGCACTTGGGTAACAGTGCTTAATAAAACATTGTAATATTACAATGTGTTTGATATAATAAGGAGTATATCATGGCAGACGATGCCTCAGTAACCGTACAGGCAACGGTATTGCCTGATGAAATTGCCAAAACTATATCTGGTAGCATGACAATATCACCTGCAGATGCAAACGATAAATGGTATTACAAGCTAACAAGTGTGTCTAATTCTAGCACAGACTTGATGGCAGGTAATTTTATTGACTATACTGCAGTAGATGACGATACAGCACCTACAGCAATTGCAACTGGTGATAAAGTCAACTTCTTGTTCATTAAAAACACAGATTCAAGCAATGACGTGTATATTGTTCTTGACGATGCAACTGCGTCAACAAGTGCGACTGATGCCATCAAAATTAAAGCTGGACATAGTTTCTACGCTAATTTGCCTAACACCACTGTCGGACAAATTCATGCAATCTCGTCTTCAAGCACAGTAACTTGTGTAGTGGCAGCATTGCTAGATGATGTAGCGTAAGGAGTAAGTTATGGCTAATACCTTCAAAGTAAAGACGTTTGATGGGTCTAGCACTGCAGCTAATGCAGCGATGAATATCTATACCGTTCCTGCGTCTACAACGACTGTGGTTATTGGCCTGACTATCTCTAATACTACGTCAAGCCAAATCACAGTAGATATAAAGCTAAGTGCAGCATCTACTGTGTTCTTGGCTAAAAATATACCAATACCTGCAGGTGGTGCATTTGAATACATGTCAGGTAACAAAATAGTGATGGAAACAACACACACAATTACTGTAGTTTCTGATACTGCTAATAGTGCAGACACAGCCTTGAGTATTATGGAGATAACCTAATGCCCTTCTTAGGCAACCTACCTAACGCCAGCTTTCAGTCTAGGCCAACGCGCCAAGAGTTTAGCGGAGATGGTTCAACAACTGTCTTCACCCTAAATCAAACGGCTCGTGCAGAAGACATTATTGTTTTAGTAGATGGTGTGGTGCAAGAACCAGATGGTTCATATACTGTGCCTAACGGAACCACTCTTACGTTTGATGAAGCGCCATCAAGTAACTCCGGCAACAACATCTTTGTTATGTACATGGGTGTGTCTTCTGGGTCTATCTCACCTGCCGCAGAAAACAGAGGTAATTTTAAGTCTGGCGGTATCTTCCGCACAAACAATCAAAGCCTGACTGTAGACACAACCATCTTAGCCACAGAGAACGCCAACGTAACTGGTCCGTTTACTGTGGCTTCTGGTGTTACACTTACAGTCGAATCTGGCGGGACATTGGTGACGCTATGAGTACATTAAAAGCAGATACCATACAAAGCACGAGTGGTGGTGCGGCTACGCTGACGAAGCAAGCATCTTTAAAAATGATGTGCTACTATAACCAAACAGGTTCTACCAAACATAGTGTAGCCGCAGACGGAATTGGTACGTCAAGTCTGAACGTAAGCACAGTAACAGATATTGCAACAGGAATATGGGCAGTAAATCTGACAAATGCACATTCTAGTGATGACATAGTATTTCTTGGTGGCGCACAAGCAACAAATAATAGTTGCACTAGAAGAAGTGACAACAGCGCAAGTGCCAGTAAAATCGTTACAAATAACAACGACAACGACTCAAATACTGACACAGACCAAGCAAACTATTGTTCTACTGTTGGAGACTTAGCATGAGTGAGGTAAAAACAGACAAACTCACTGGCACAAGCACTGCTAAGACTGTCACCGTGACTGTTGGTGCTACTGCAACACAGTCTTTGGAACAGGGGTTGTTAAAAACAAGGGCGGTGTACAACCAACACGCTTCATCCACCTATAATGGCGTAACAGCGGGAAGTGGTGGGTCAGACACACTCAACGTATCAAGTTATGATGACGATAGTACAGGAAACGCTGGGGTAAATTTAACGAATAATATGTCATCAATTCAATATTCTTTTTTTGGAAATATGGTACAGACAAACAATACCTGTTGTATCGGAACAGACACTTCTACAAGTGCCATAGAAGTTGTTATGGCAGATGCAGACTCAAGTGCCGCACAAGATAATCTTTGGTATTGTGCTAATGCAGGAGACTTAGCGTAATGGCAGGTAAAATTGTAGCAGATACGCTGGAACACAGCACCGCTGGGTCAATCGCCACGAACTATGTTGTAAATGGTAGTGCTAAGGCTTGGTGTGGCGCTTCTGCTACAGATGGAAGCGGTATTAGTGACTCACTAAATGTTTCATCACAAACAGACAATGGCACAGGCGACTATGATTACACAGTCACCAGTGCGTTTTCAGCGCAAATGGATAATGGTGGAATGACTGGTATGGCAGGACAGGCTTCACGGATTATAAGAATAGGGGGTAGTGACACCACCACCACTCTCTTTGACTCAAAGACACATACAACCTCAACTAATGCTTTAGTAGATACATCGCATCATTGGGCGGTACACGGGGACTTATCATAATGGAAACACCAAAATTTCAAGGCACGCACCTGTTTGACAGATTATGCTGGGCAAAAGAAAACTTAGACGGTGTGCAGTCAGACTACCGTGTTGTCTATGAGGACAGCATTGATGAGTGCGCCAAGATACTTGTACCTGACCCTAACTGGATGGCGTGTGCGCTACAGGGCGGTATTCTGCCACCAGTGCAGGTGTACTGGGAGTTAG